TTTATCTCCCTTAGGACCTTTTTCACCTTTATCTCCCTTAGGACCTTTTTCACCTTTATCTCCCTTAGGACCTTTTTCACCTTTATCTCCCTTAGGACCTTTTTCACCTTTATCTCCCTTAGGTCCTCTTTTCCACTTATATTCTCTAAATTTTCTATTATTTTCTTCTTCAGAATAATCTATTTCATATTCCTTCTTATACTTTCTATGTTTCCTATGTTTTCTTTTCCCCATTTTATATTTTTCATTAGAACCCATATTTATGATTTTATATTTATATTTAAATATAAAATTTATTTAGTTTTATTCACTACAATAATAATCTTTTACCACAGATAATAAAGCTCAATGGGTCGAAAGTACCTTGTTCTAATATTCTATCGTCAAAATTATTTCTAATAATGACTTCAAGAGTTGTGTTGTTATCGATGGATCTAATATATACAGATCCACTGTAAGAATAACCGAAACCTGGATCTTGCCCAACAGGTCTAAAACATGCTGACCATATCCCTGAACTACAATTAGAATCTATAGGTAACACATTTAAGTTTAATTGAGCAACGGGGATATCCAATACAAGAGTTTGATTAGTTAATAATTCGTTGGGGTCATTTTGTTTAAGATTATATCTTCCACATAATTTGAAACAATCGTTCATATCAATAAACAAAATCTTTTCAGTAGGTTGGACAAGTTCACCTGTGAGACCAGTGGGGCCATCAACGCATACACATTCTGGTCCAGGTCCGGTTGGTCCGGTTGGTCCTTGCTCACCAGTTACACCTGCAGGTCCTGTTGGTCCTGGTGGACCTGCAGGTCCTGTTGGGCCGGTAGGACCTTCTGAACCTGCAGGTCCTGTTGGTCCTGTATATCCTCTTTTTCCTCTAGGGCCATTACAACCAGGTTTTCCTGGATCACCTTTAGGGCCTCTAACTCCTACATCACCTTTAGGACCCATATCACCTTTAGGACCCATATCACCTTTAGGACCCATATCACCTTTAGGACCCGTAGGACCTGTTGGGCCTATTTTACATTTAATTTTATGGTGTTTTTTTCTATTACAGTCATGTTCATAACCTTTATGTCTTCTTCCATATTTATATTCAATTGATTCTGAATCTGACATTTTTTTTTATTTAAATATAATTTAATTTTTTTATTTATATTTAAATAAAAATGAGTGATTCTTATTCTCATAAGAAAAATAGACATCATAAAAATAAAGAATATAAACATCACTATGAAACTCATAAAAAATGTAAAAAAGGTCCTACAGGACCTACAGGAGAGACGGGTCCTAAAGGTCTTCCAGGAATTAAAGGAGAAACTGGAGATAGGGGACCTATAGGTGATATGGGAGATAGAGGTCCTAGAGGTTGTAAAGGTCCTAGAGGGTGTAAAGGTCCTAGAGGCAAAACTGGACCTACAGGACCGTCAGGTACTGGAGTAACTGGACCAACAGGTATTACTGGAGTAACTGGACCAACAGGTCCTGTGGGACCTGTTGGTCCCACAGGAGAAGAAGGCCCCACCGGACCAAAAGTCGATGTTGACTGTATTTGTATTGATGGCCCTACAGGAATCTCTTTACCTTTTACATTAGGACCTAATCAATTTTTTCAATTGACAACCTATGGAGATTGTTTTACTCTCTGTGGTAAAGTTGATATAGAAATTTCTGATCCTTACTTTAATGTAAACAGTACTGAATTTTTAATTCCTTTAGAAAGTTTAGGTTTGACTCAAGAATTTACAGTTAATAAAGATTGCACCGTAGGTATTTGGACCGTATGTTCCAGAACTAATCCTGATCAACCCTCCGGTGCTTCTTATTCTGGTCCAGTATATGTTGAAAGGGTAGAAGATTCATTAAAGGTAACAATTCGTCATAATTTCGATCTAAATGTACTATTTTTAGATTTAGTATCCTTTGAAGTTTGTGGGGATACAAAACCACCAACACCACCTCAAAGAGGTACTATTGAAGGTAGAGTCTTTTATGATTGTAACAGACAAGGTGTTGAAGATGGGGAGAGTTTCGGCTTAGTAGGTATTGTTGTAAAAGCTAATCATCCTACTTTTGGAGAATTTCAGACTACAACTATTGATAACGGAATCTCAAAAGATCCTAACTATTCATTAACTGTTCCTGCCGCTACAGGATGGACAGTTACTGTAGAGAAACCTGTAGATACTAGTTTAGGTCAGAATCAATGGACAAATACTTCTAGCAATGCTGTTCAATCAGGTATAACTGTAACAGATTCATCAACCACAACTACAAATCCGGTCGGATGGTCCCCACAAAAGACCACTATAAACGGAAAAGTATCGGCAGTCTGTGCTACTCAACAGCAATCTAGAGAAATTGTTTCTGATTGTCAAGGATGTGGTAATCAAACAAGATCTTTAACCAGAGAACTTACAACTCAATCCAGAAATGTATTACTTCGTCAAGTTAGAGGAGATGAATTTAATAAATTTAATATCTTCGAGAGAGATGTTTCTATTCAACAAAGAGATATTAATTTATTCCCCAATTTATTGCTTAGAAGAGATGTTTTATCAGCATTATATAATGCCGATCAGGAAACTTTTAGTTTTGATCTGGAAGGACCAGGTGGAGAAATTTATACAATCTACTTATATAGAGTCGATCTTGTAACACCTGATTTTAGAGCTACAACAGATAAAGGAGATGTGATAGAATTGAAAGGAAAATATTATCATGGAAGTGTCGAAGGGAAGAAGTCCCTGGTGACTCTCTGTGTATATGACGATCATGTAGTAGGTACTATTAGTGTTGATGAATTAGATAGCAATTTTGATATTGTTCCCTCAGAAGAAGACAGATATGTTGTTAATCAAGGGTCAGATGCAAGAATTGATTGTCATACAGATGATAGATTAGATTTATATGATAAAGCCCAAAGCATTGTTTCTCAGTCAAGAGCTCCTTCAACTAAATGTGTTGATGTTTTCTTTGATATTTGTCCAAGTATATATAATCATTTTAACCAGAATGAGACAATTGCAACACAATATATTATGGAAGTATTTAATGTTGTAAAGGCTATATATGCTTTGGCTGCACCTACAGGACCTGAAGTTAATATCACCATGAGTGGAACTAAAGTGTGGACGGCAGCACCACCATTTCCATGTGAAACTGAAGATATAGATGCATACAGTGATTACAGAAGTGTAAATAGTTTCCCAGGAAATTTAGCACATTTAGTTACATTTAATTTTGTTTCTGGAGTTGCTTGGCTAGGTGGTTTATGTGTTCAAAATTTTAATTTTGGTATTACAGGTATGAGATCTAGTGAGACTTCTCAGACACCCCCATATTTTCCGTTGCCTTATCCTACATATTCATGGAATGCATCCACAGTTGCACATGAATTAGGACATAATATGGGGTCAAGACATACATTTGCATGTGTATGGGAGAGAGATGGAAATCCTAATCAATCCTTAGGTGGATGTAATGTTAATGAGGGGAATTGTCCTGATTTGGGAGAAAGTCCAGAAGGTTTAACTATTATGGGTTATTGTGAAAATTATCCAATGTCTAACGGGTTTGGGCCTCAACCATCTGCAGTGGTTAGAAATTTTGTGGATAATGCTTCTTGTTTAGCAGAATGTGGAAGCCAAGATTGTACTGATTTTTCAGTATCTGCTACTAGCACACCCGATAATGGAGGTAATACAGGAAGTATCACCGTTGATGTCTCGGGACCCACCGCTCCTTATACAGTAGTACTTACATTAGGAGGCAATCCTGTAGGTGATCAGTCAGGTTCAGGTCCATTTGTATTTTCAGGATTAGATTGTGGTGATTACCAAGTTACAGCCACAGGTTCAACACCTCCCGATCCAGCCTGTGTTAAATCTATTCCAGTTACTGTAGAGGCTACTTTAGGAGATGTTCAGATTGTAACTATTACTGGAGGTCCTTGCAATATTAATAAACAATTACCTTTATCTGAAGCTAGTAAATTTACAGAATATAAAGCCACAGAAGATCCTATCCCCAACGGAATCCCTGCAGTTTTACAAGCTACTAAAGGTAAATATATAGCATCTATTAGTTTGATTTCTCCATATACTAAATTCACTAAAGTATTTGGTGTAGATGGAGAAACTACAGATTCACCTCAGACAATAGATATTACTATAAATGATCTTCCTGTAGATGGTTTAAGCTTAATTTTGGGTGATACGGTCTTATCGGAATAAATATTTAAATATATTATTAATATAGTAAATATATTAATAATGACCACTTTAGAATATAAATGGGAACAAAATTTCGAACATATAACTATATCTATAATAATTGAAGAAAACACAAATAAAAAAGATATAAATATTGAAATATTACCTAAGTATCTAAAAATAAAAGTAAAAGATAAAATATTAGAAGGAGAATTATATAAAAGAATATGTGTTGATGAAAGTTCTTGGTATTTGATAAATGAAGATAATGTTAAAAAATTAATTATAGAATTGGCTCAAGAATATACTAAAGATTTCGAAGGATTAACACCTAAATGTTTTATTTTTGAAGAATCTATATACGGAGATAGAAAAGATTTCAAAGTACCTAAACGAAAATTAAATGAATGCTCCAAAGAATTTCAAATGCGTATGATGAAAAAATTTCATGATGCATTATCTAAAAAATAAGTTATATTAATTAATATAACTTATATTTGACATCCTAAATAATTGTAATCCATTGACGTTAACCATGATTCAAATTCAAACGGGGGTGAGGTTAAAGTTTTAGCTCCGTTAAAGTTCTTATTTTTTCTCCAAAATGTTGCTTTTAATTTATTAGGGTCAGCCCATTCAACATATAACCCTTCATCTTCTGTATCTTGATCATCTTTATAATACCATATATGTCCCCATCTTTTAGATGTAGGTGTCTGACAATATGATAAAAAGTTTGGAATATTTGTTGTAACTATAGTTCTAGTGTTACCGTTAGTGCTTGCTACACTACAAGCTGCTGATTCAGTTCTTAACCATATCCAATTAAACCCATTTAATTCTAACATTCCACCTTCATATTCACCTGTAAATTGAACATCATCTGTACCATCTAGTCTTGCCCAAGTTATTTGAGAATTGATTCCCTGAGTACTTGTTACTAAACCTACCACCACATCTCCAATAGTTGGTGAAACTGTAACTCCATTGGTTCCTGAAACACTTGTTATTAAATCGCCACCACTTGGGCCGGTTGGACCTTGCTCTCCGGTAATACCTTGTGGACCAGTTGGACCTTGTTGTCCATCTTGTCCTGCTGGTCCGGTTGGTCCTTGTTGCCCATCTTGTCCTGCTGGTCCGGTTGGTCCTTGTTGTCCATCTTGTCCTGCTGGTCCGGTTGGTCCTTGTTGCCCATCTTGTCCTGCTGGTCCGGTTGGTCCTTGTTCTCCTTGTTCTCCTTGTTTCCCACGCTTTCCTCTACAACCTTGATATCCCATACATCCTTGAGGCCCTCTTGGGCCTATATACCCTCGTTCTCCTTGAGGTCCTTGTTCCCCTTGAGGTCCTTGTTCCCCTTGAGGTCCTTGTTCCCCTTGAGGTCCTTGTTCCCCTTGAGGTCCTGTAGGTCCTCTTTTAACTTTATGGTGATGTTTTTTACGTCTACAATCGTATGAATCGGACATTTTAAAATTGATATAAAAATATTTTTTTTTGTTTTTTTTAATGTTAATTAAAACTTTTATTTTTTTATTTTAAAATGGGCATTCCCTATTTTTACAGATTTATAAGGAATAAGGATTACAAAGGAGTTCTCAGAAGGGGGGTTCCTAAATATGTGAGTAGCTTTATGTTAGATTTCAATGGAATTATTCATAAAGTAGCGCAAATAGTTTATGCTTATGGAGAAGGAAATGATCCTCAGAGAAGAAAATTAGTAGAACAGGCTGATCCACAAATTTTAGAAGCCGAATTTTATCAGGCTTTAGCCACCAAATTGTCGGAAATTATTTTTCAGGTTAATCCACAAGATATTCTTGTCATTGCTGTTGATGGTGTTGCTCCTCAAGCAAAAATGTCTCAACAAAGACAAAGAAGATTTAAATCAGCCGTTGAAAGATCTCAAGATACTGTTTTTGATAGTAATAGTATTACTCCCGGTACTGATTTCATGATGCGACTTGATAACTTCATCCAAAGATGGTTGGTATCAGCATCTAAAATTCTACCACCTAAGACAATTTATTCGTCACATATGGTACCAGGTGAGGGAGAACATAAGTGTTTATCCCTTATTAGAGAGGGACAGATTAAAGGAGATGGAGCTCATGTTATATATGGAATGGATGCAGATCTTATTATGTTGAGTATGTTGGCACCTTTAGATCGTATATTTTTGATGAGAGAAGATATTAGAGATGTGATTGATATCGATAATCTAAAATATGCATTAAGTCAAGAAATTGGAACCAGAACAGCTATACCTGATTATGTATTAATGACTTTTATGATTGGAAATGATTTCTTACCTCATATGCCAGCTTTTGACGATATGGAGGAAGCAATAGATACAATGATTAGAGTATATAAAATGTTAGGAAGACCCCTAACTATATCTAAAACTAAAGAGATTGATTGGGATAGTTTTGTATTATTTTTGGCTGAAATGGCTAAAGAAGAACATAGACTATTAGAATTAGAATCCCACAAAGATTATAAATATCCATCCAGAATGATGAATGCTTCAATTACCAGAACCGAAAAGAAATCAGATGGAGGTGCAATGGAATTGACCTCTACAAAAATAGAAATATTTACTAAATTTGATCCGGATATTTTTAGAGGGGCCTGGTATCAGAATGCTTTTGAACCTAAAGGGGATAAAGCTGTTTTTGAAAAGTTATTACCTGGATATAATTTAGGTGCTACTCCCGAAAAAATAATTAATATGGTTAAAACTTATTTAGTAGGTATTAATTGGGTCTATAGATATTATAATATGGGTATGGATGGAATTAATACTGATTGGGTCTATAAATATCATTATGCACCTCTATTAACAGATATTTCTGCGGTTGCATCTCAGATTTCTTCCGTGGATGGATATAAACCTCGCCCAGACAATTTAACTGTTAATCCTGTTCATCAATTATTATCTGTTTTACCTTTAAAATCAAAGGATCTTTTACCCCAAGAGGTGAAGCATTTGATGACTAGAGATTCACCCATTGCGGATATTTATCCTGAATCAGCTATAATTGAACTAGATGGGAAAAATTATGAATGGCAAGGAATAGCTATTATACCTTTTGTCGAAATGAAAAGAATTATTAATGTAGTAAATCAAACAACTATTTTTACACAAGAAAGAGTAGAACAATTCTCATCCAGGGATAATATAGAACTTGTTAAAGATCCATCACAGATGGAGATTGATGAGAAGACTATGAAATTTAGACAATTTTTAGAGAGAAAGAAAAGAGAAGAATTTATAAGAGGAAATAGAAGATATAGATCTAAAGGTCGAGGAAGAGGTAGGGGAAGATCTAGGGATGATAGGAGAAATCCATACAAAAGATAAGTTATCTAATAAATTAATATTAAATAACTTAAAAAATAAATCGGTTCAATAAATGTGGATAAATTTATTATTCATATATCTATTAATTGGTTTTATTATAGCTATGTTTATTTCTGATTTAGATTTACATAATATTTATCTAATTACATTAATATGGCCTTTATATTTAATTGTTTTATTATTAGTTTTACCTTATGAATATTTTACAACTCCCAAGAAACCAAAAGATTGTGGATGTAATTAAATGGTTAAATAAATAATCTTCCTTTATTAAAATTTTAATGACAACAAATATTTATAGAACATATCTGAATAAATTACCTGAAAAGTCGCTTACCAATAAATGTTTAGTCTTGGATTTAGATGAAACACTGGTTCATTCTCATTCACAAGGTAATATAGATTTATTAAAAGATCTCAGAATCTTTCAAAAACCTAATTATTTAGATCTACGTAAAAGAATATATAAAATATCTATGGATGATGTAGTTTACAAAAAAGGACAAGGAATACAAACAGATATGTGGGGGATCACTAGACCTCATCTTCAGGAATTTCTGATATCATGTTTTAGTTATTTTAAAGTGGTGGCTATCTGGTCGGCGGGAAGAAAGAAGTATGTTAATAGTATTGTAGATTTTATCTTTAGAGATCTTCCCAGACCTGTGGTAATTTGGGATTATGATAAATTAGAACGTTTACCTAATAATACTTTTATCAAACCTTTATCTAAAATGATTAATAGTGTTCCTGGATTAAATAAATATATGAGTTTAAGTAATACCTTTATCATTGATGATAGATTAACAGTATTTCAGGAACCAAATCCCAATAATGGAATACAAATACCAGCTTATAAACCATCTTTTAATATTCCAGCTATGAGATCAAATGATATAGCTTTAAAACAATTGATGAGATGGTTTTATAAACCTGAAGTTATGAATACTGAGGATGTTAGAACTCTGAATAAATCTCGTATCTTTTATGAACCTATCACTAGTAAAGATATTGAAGTTAAATAATTATATATAACATATAAATGACCACATATTTAGAGATTAGGAACAACAAATTAGATAAAATTAAAAAAGTTTATAATTATCCATATGATGATATGATTGAAATTAAACAAATTTCACAAAATCTGATTGAACAGTTTTTAGATCTTGAACCTTGGGAGGAATGGATAACTAACCCGGCAAATGAAACAGATTATACTTATAATATTTATATTCCTTTGGAAAATTGTTATTTGGAATATCCGGAAGAGATAGTATCTATTATAAATGAGTTTTGTCTACAAAATTGGGTCAACGATAAACTAACACATACTCTTTTAAAAGAAATGAAACGTAGGGCCGAATTGCGAATACAACATTACAACGACTTTTGGTTAGAAATTGACGGATATCATATTTATTATGAAGTTAAACAATTAGCTTTTGGTTCAGAACCTTTATTGAAAAATTTTTTAGGATTAAAGATATCACTTAATCTGATGAAATCTGTTAATAGTATACAATTTGAAAAGTATAAACCAGGATGCCTTAGAAATATATTGTCTTCTTTAAGACCAAAATAAAACTAAAAATAAACGTATATAGATACATACAAACGCTATTTTGAGAAAAATTATGTTTTCTAACAAACATTTTTAACCGTAATTTATGATTTAATAAAAATCATAAATTTCTTCTTTTTCATTAAGTATTCGTTTTGAGATTTAATCAAACTTTTATTCAATGATATTTTATCATTTCTTAGATGATATACGTAAGTGAGACAGTTCTTTGAGTATCTCTTTTATCTGGTTCTCACTTAAGGATAATTTTTGTAAATTGTGAAGTTGTCCAATCTCTTTGGGTATCTCTTTTATATGGTTCTCACCTAAGTATAATTCTTGTAATTTATGAAGTTGTCCAATCTCTTTGGGTATCTCTTTTATCTGGTTATTTTGTAACCATAATATTTGTAAATTACGAAGTTGTCCAATCTCTTTGGGTAACTCTTTTATCTGGTTATTATTTAACTTTAATTGTTTTAAAATGCGAAGTTGTCCAATCTCTTTGGGTATCTCTTTTATCTGGTTATCACCTAAGTATAATTCTTTTAAATTGTGAAGTTGACCAATTTCTTTGGGTATCTCTTTTATCTGGTTAATTTGTAACCATAATTCTTGCAAATTGTGAAGTTGTCCAATCTCTTTGGGTATCTCTTTTAACCCTTTTCTTGGTAAATGCAAGCTTTTCCTTTGATATAACTTTTCAATAGAATCTTTTAATCCTAATTTATTCTTAAGATTAGTTAAATCGTATAATAAAGTATATGTTTGTCTAGGAGTATCTTTTCGAAACATAGAATTATAGTTAAGGAATTCCCTATTTAATTTAGCATTCCAAATATCATTCTTTCGACATATCAAATCATTAATTCTTTTACTTGAGGTGCAGAAACTTAATAGATCAGGTAAGTTTAATTCAAGAGCCAATGAAAATAAAGCGTCTTTAGGTAATTTATTCATTTCTAATTAAAATAAATATAAAAATATATTTATTTTATCATTTCTTAGATGAATATAGGTAAGTGAGAGAGTTCTTTGGGTATCTCTTTTATATGGTTATAACCTAAGTATAATTCTTGTAAATTGTGAAGTTGTGTTAGTTCTTTGGGTATCTCTTTTATCTCGTTAGCACTTAAGTATAAATATTTTAAATTGTGAAGTTGTCCAATCTCTTTGGGTATCTCTTTTATCTGGTTCTTTTGTAACCATAAATATTGTAAATTGTGAAGTTGTCCCAGTTCTTTGGGTATCTCTTTTATCTGGTTATACTCTAAGTATAAATATTGTAAATTGTGAAGTTGTGTTAGTTCTTTGGGTATCTCTTTTATCTGGTTTTCTCCTAAGTATAATATTTGTAAATTGTGAAGTTGTGCAATCTCTTTGGGTATCTCTTTTATCTGGTTATTCGTTAAGTATAATCCTTGTAAATTGTGAAGTTGTGTTAGTTCTTTGGGTATCTCTTTTATCTGGTTACGCTCTAAGATTAAATGTTGTAAATTGTGAAGTTGTCCCAGTTCTTTGGGTATCTCTTTTATCTGGTTATTATATAAGTCTAATCCTTGTAAATTGTGAAGTTGTCCAATCTCTTTGGGTATCTCTTTTATCTGGTTATTATATAACTCTAATTGTTGTATATTGGTTAAATTCCCAATCTCTTTGGGTATCTCTTTTATCTGGTTATCATTTAAGTATAATCCTATTAAGTTGTGAAGTTGTCCGATCTCTTTGGGTATCTCTTTTATCTGGGTTTCTCCTAAGTATAATTGTTTCATTTGATAAATCTCTTCAATAGATTCTTCTAATCCTAATTTATTCTTAAGATTAGTTAAATCATATAATAAAGTATAGGTTTGTCTTGGAGTATCTTTTTGAAACATAGAGTTATAGTTAGGGAATTCCTTATTTAATTTAGCAATCCAAATATCATTCTGTTCACAGACTAACTTGTCAATACGTGGGTGACTATTACAGAAACTTAATAGATCTGGTAGGTTTAATTGGAGACCCAATAAAAATAAAACATCTTTAGGTAATTCGTTAACAAGTATTTTATCCATTCTAATTAAAATAAATATATTTTTTATATTTATTTTATCAATTATATTTATGACCCGCAGGCGAGACAATCAGGGTCATCTCTATAACAGACTCCTGGAATTCTCTCCTCTTTCTTCTCTTTACTGATTTGGACTTTTTGTGCTTTTGTGGCGGGTCTAGTTCTACAATAGTATGATAACGATTTCAATCCTCTTTGAAAACCTCTAATCCAGGCTGATGTCAATGCTCTTTTTGTTAGATTTTCAAACCAAAGATTTAAAGATTGTGATTGATCTACCCACCAAGCTCTCGTATAGGCAGCATCAATAATATCTTTGGGTTCTAAATCATAAGCCGTCAGATAAATATCCCTTATTTTCTTGGGAATCTCTAAAATATTCTGAATACTCCCATCATTCTCTAAAATCTTATCAGATAATTGGGGATTCCATAATCCCAATTCCATAAGATCTCTAACAAGATATTTATTAACCATAGTAAAGTCTCCAGCTCCAATTTTTCTAATATAAACCAAACTATTGAAAGGTTCAATACTAGGACTATTCCCCATAATACCAGATGTCGATGCTGTGGGCATGGGTGCAATAAACAAACTATTTCTTAAACCATATAGTTTGATATCTTTCTTTAATTCATCCCAATCTAATAATAAAGGAAAAGGTAACTTTCTACCTTCAGATAACCAAAGATCGTATTGTAATAAGCCTTTAGAAGTAGGAGATGTAGAAAATGAACTATAAGACCCATACTTTTTGGACAATTCGATAGATGCTTTCAAACATTCGTAATACATTCTTTCAAAAATATGAAATCTTAATCTGTTTGCTTCTTTTGAATTCCATTTTAATCTTAACATAGCCATCATATCTGCTTCTCCTTGCACCCCAATCCCCATAGGTCTATGTCTAAGATTAGATCGTTTGGCACATTCGGTCGGATAAAAATTAAAATCAATCAGTCTATCAATATTATTCTGAACCATTCTAACTGTGTCTGAAAATTTTTCCCAATCAAATGTGTAATATTCTGGAGTATTGTTAAGAGAAACATTATATTTGAAATGAGGATTATCGACGTCTTGATAAGGTCTGATAAATTCATTCAGACAGATACTGCTAAGATTACAGGTTCCTGTTTCATTTTTATCACTGTAAATTACGATTTCTTGACACTGACCTGTCAAAATTCCATTAAAAATTCCAGTATGTTTAATCGATTCTGTAAAACAATATGTATCTGAAAGATAATTTAACTTTTCAACTTTAACAACTTTAACAAAACGTGTCGCATCCCTGTTAGGATTTCTTATTTCAAATTTTAATCTATAAGTTCTAAATCCTAAACTATAAAGTTTTTGAAGATTTACAGATGCTATTAAAAGTTTATATGATGCTTTAGATTTATAATCTTTGAGTCCATCTTTACCATCTGGTAATTTAGTAATTCTTTCTTTTTGGGACAACGTTACTTTAGAATGAATACCTAAAGTTGAAAGCATTAATTTGACCTTCAAAAGAAAATCCTTATGAATACATGCAACTTGTAAAGATTCATTTGTTCCGTTTCTAGCAATAGTACCGTCAGCATCACAATATCCTGCAAACCATTCTAATTTTGTTGTTTTATTAGCATTTATAGGTACTGAAAATTTAGATGCTAGATGGGGGGAAAGTTGTAATACAGTACGATTTGTATTCTCATATTCGTTATCGAACATTAATTTATCCTTAAGTAATTTTTTGTCTCCATAAAGATAAATTAATTTTCTACCTACACCTACCATAGCCTGACATTTATCTTCTGTTTTAGGAATATTTACTCCATGATCATAATATTTATGTTTACCACAATAATTAGATTTTCCTAATAGGGTCCCATCACCACAAAAAAATCCGTGAGTATATGGTTGGAAAAATTCCTCAGTTCCTTCTTCCAATACGGGGTAAGTAAATTTAACCAATTTATCTCCAAATTTTAAGTTTTGTGCTTGTACTATTTCTGTATATTTTTCATTATTTAAAGCTTTATCATGACTACAACCATAACGCTTTTTATTTATATAAAATTTATGATATGGGGTACAAATCAATTCAGCACCATCCGATAATGAAACCTTAACCATTTCCTGATTTTCGCCTGTTTTTCTAACAGTAACATCAGACCATTCAAAACCATTCCAAATAGTTACTTCCTGATCTCTCAATTTAGAAATAGTTTGATATCCTTTATTTGTAAGTATCTTTGTCTCTGGTGCAACACATAAATTACTCGATTTAATCACACCTAAATTTTTCTGGTTTGATTTTCTATTACAAGCATCTTTACACAACATATAGGGTAACGCAGAATCCTTACCCGTTTCAACAATCTCTTCGATTAGACTCTCACAGGAAATCTTTTTCTCGTATTTTCCTTGACGAACGTATTTTCGATATCTATAAGTAAATAAAAACTTATCTTTATTCTGATTAATATATTCGTCAGATAAATAAGTTTTACTCCACCCCTCATCATAACTATCATATAATTTAGGACATACAGAAGGATCAAATAAATACCATTCTTTTCCTTGTCGTAAACAACGAAAAAATTCATCAGGAATCCATAAAGCATAAAATAATCTTCTGGCTCTGTCCGCATCATTCCCTTTCTTTCTCTTGAGTCTAAGAAAATCAACAATATCAGCATGCCATGGTTCTAAATACATCGCAATAGTTCCTGCTCTTTTACCGCCACCCTGATCCACATAAATAGTGCTAGAATCAAATACTTTTAACATGGGTTTTAATCCATTACTAATCCCATTGGTTCCGGCAATATAACTACCTGTGGATCTGATATTGTGACACCACATACCTATTCCTCCTGCATGTTTAGAAATTTGAGACTGTTTATGAAGTGTATTATAAATACCATCTAGACTGTCTGATTCCATAGCAATCAAGAAACAGGAAGAACCTTGGGGTCTAAGAGTTCCTGCTGCAAAACGTGTTGGTGTTGCAGGTGTAAATTTCCCTGTACTCATCCCATCATAAATCTCTTTAATTCTTTTCCATTGATAATCTGATAATTGGATATTATCAATATCCTCTTGTAATTTATGAGACCAATATTTTAATTTAAATATTTTAGTATCGATAGATTTATGTCTATGAGGTTCTTCAGATAAATATAAATCTTCTAAATGTTGTTCTGATCTATATTTCTCTTTCACGACTTGAGGATGAGCATGAATAAATTCTAATACATCCTTCCTCTCATAAATAGGAGGACATGGGTCAGGAGCACATACAATACCTATAGCAATTCTCATATCTGAAACAGAAGGTCTCTCCACAATAACCATATTATCATCAATACCATCCATATCATATACTCTAAATAAATAACTCTTTTCTAACATTTTAATCCCCAAATAATCATGATTCACAAAATCTCTAGAATAGTCAATCATAGATTCAATCTTTTCGGAATATTTATCTGCAATAGCAGTCATATAAGGTGCAACCAGAGGGGACGTTTCTCCATGTTTATCTCTATTAAAATATAAAGCTCTCATAGTTAAATTAAACAAATTATTTTTAATCTCATCTCTAGTTCTATTCTTAAATCTTTTAAATAAAATTTCTAGAGTATTTTTATGGATATTAGAAACTAAAATACGTGTTGCCAAGGTCGAATTATCCGGATGCAAGGTGCACATCTCTTGGGCAACCTCGGCAGACAACTGATCAATATCGGTGGTTGGAATATTATTATAAAGACCTTCAATTGTTTTCTTGGTGATGGTGTCCACATCTGCATGTTTAAGTTCAGGAAGATTTCTGCAGATTTCATAGTCGTCAGGTCTTTGTTTGGATTGAAAATCTAAAATCTCTGGTTTGGAACACATAGATTTAATTCTCCAGTGAATCTTTTCAAAATCAATATCCTGAAGTTCTCCATTTCTCTTAACCACCTGCATTTTATTTAAATCTAAATATGTTTTTATAAATTCATTTTTAAGAATAATATTTGTATAATATTATTCTTCGTTGTATATTTCAGCCCATGTTTTTCGGTTCTTACTCGAAATATGTGTTGTTTTCATTTCTGAGGTTTTCTCCATAATCAATGTTTTATTTAATGAATAATAAATTCGTCTTATACCGTATCGTTTTATTGTTTTAAGACAGTGTTTACAGGGTTTGGAATTAGATAATGAATTTCTTACAATAATGATATCACATTTTTTGAAATATCTACGTAGTTTACTCTTATTTTTAAATTTAGCCCCATAAAACCCGATACATGTTTTGTATAGCCCTCACCTCAGCGTGCAAACGGGAGTCATTTGATCCCGTTCCAATAACCTGTCCATTCTTAACCAAAAGAGCGCCATGTTTGTAATAACTTGGACTTTTCGAAGCCGTCTCTACTGCAATATCAATGAATTCCATTTGTTAAGATAATCTTATTTTTAACACTTCATTTTTATAGATGAAACTTACACCAATGTGTGTTATCCTCTTTTTTAAGATTACATAATAAGGATTTACATCTATGATATTTGCAATAAAAGACATCCTTTTCTAATTTTCTTATTTTGACTTGACAAGTTTCTTCTTCACATCTAGTATTATAGTTTCCCATTTATACATCACATATTTTTTATTTTGTGTATTTCTTTTCCAAAGCTTTGGCCACCTCTTCTCCTACCATTTCTATTTCCCCTGCTATAAAAGAAAGTGGAAATGTAAACCCTAAGGTAGGATCACTATGATATACTTCATAGATAACCCACGATATTAATATTATTGCTCCTAATATACATGCTGCCAATAAATCTACAGCAGTTCGTATTTTAATCCCTTTTTGTAATAGCTCCCGTCTTTTAGAAAGATAATCAAATAAAGTAATAACAGTTATGAATAAAGATATTATTAAAGAAATAATTGAAAATGTCTTTCCTTTTTCGGTGAAATTAAATAAAGCTATTCCAGCAATTATAAATATAGAAACACTACCTATCCAAAATAAAAATCTATTTTCTAACAATTCAGATTCATCTCTATTGTCAGACATATTTATTTATTTAATTTAATTTATTTCTAATATAAATGGATAATTACGATTTAATACAAAAATTGGGAGAAGGATCATTTGGTAAAGTCTGGAAAGCTAAAAATAAACAGACTGGTGAAATAGTAGCTATCAAATCAACACAAATCCCCAATGAAAATATGAGGAAGCTGGTATTAAATGAGATTAGTTTATTGTATAAAGTCTCTCAACCTTGTTATCCTTTTATTGTTTGCTATAAGGATCATTTTATTGATGGGGAGACTGTATATATAGTTATGGAATATATAGATGGAGAAACTTTGGACGATTTTTCTAAAAGATTTAGACAACAAGGTAGATATAATGATTTATACATTCATCTTTTGGCTCTGGCCAGGGATATGAGATTTGCTTTAGACCATCTTCATAAGAATGGAATTATTCATAGAGATATTAAACCTGAAAATATAATGATTACTAAAGAAGGTGTTCCTAAATTAATAGATATAGGATTAAGTTGTTTTGTGATTGAAAAATGTAATTTGGATTCCAGAAAATTAGATTGTTGTTTGGGGGACGCCGGATCTCCAAATTTTATGTCTCCGGAGACTTTATTGCAGAAAAGATCTTTTTATAGTTCAGATATTTGGAGTTTGGGAGCTAGTATTTTTAATTCAGCTACAGGACAATATTTATATTATCCTAATCCCCCCACTATACTTATGTTGAAAAGAGTTGTAGCTGGACAAACCCCCCCTGTATTAAGCACATCTAATCAGGAATTAAATCAGGTTGTTAACAATATGCTTAAAAAGAATCCTCTTCTGAGAAGATTTTAATTAAGAAATGATAAAATAAATGTAAAATATATTTATTTTAATTAGATATGGATAAATTACCTAAAGACGCTTTATTTTCATTGGGTCTCCAATTAAACTTGTCAGATCTATTAAGTTTCTGCACCTCAAGTAAAAGAATTAATGATTTAATATGTCGAAAGAATGATATTTGGATTGCTAAATTAAATAGGGAATTTCCTAACTATAACTCTATGTTTCAAAAAGATACTCCAAGACAAACATATACTTTATTATACGATTTAACTAATCTTAAGAATAAATTAGGATTAAAAGATTCTATTGAAAAGTTATATCAAAGGAAAAGGTTGCATTTACCAAGAAAAGGGTTAAAAGAGATACCCAAAGAGATTGGACAACTTCACAATTTACAAATATTATACTTAGGAGAAAACCAGATAAAAGAGATACCCAAAGTGATTGGACAACTTCACAAATTACAATATTTAGGGTTAGGTGGGAACCAGATAAAAGAGATACCCAAAGAGATTGGACAACTTCACAATTTAAAAGAATTATACTTAAATAGTAACCAGATAAAAGAGATACCCAAAGAACTAACACAACTTCACAATTTACAAAGATTATCCTTAAGTTTTAACCAGATAAAAGAGATACCCAAAGAGATTGGACAACTTCACAATTTACAAAGATTAGGGTTAAATGATAACCAGATAAAAGAGATACCCAAAGAGATTGGAAATTTAACCAATTTACAAATATTAAGATTAAGTTTTAACCAGATAAAAGAGATACCCAAAGAGATTGGACAACTTCACAATTTACAAGGATTATACTTAACGAATAACATGATAAAAGAGATACCCAAAGAGATTGGACAACTTCATAATTTAATATATTTATTTTTTAAATAATAACCAGATAAAAGAGATACCCAAAGAACTCTCTCACTTACGCATAAGAATCTAAGAAATGATAAAATAAATATAATATTATATTTATTTTAATTAGATATGGATAAAATACTTATTAATGAATTACCTAAAGACGCTTTATTTTCATTGGGTCTCCAATTAAAC